TATCGAACATGCGGCAAAAGTCTGTTTGAGCATTGTACCTCAATCATCAAAATACGCCACATTGTCTCGAACTCAGGATATTGAAATGCTGTCTGGCCTTATTTACTGTCCGGCGTTAGTGGCGTGGAGTGCTGTCTGTAATGTCAAGGGCGCTACATGCTACGAGATGTGCAGAGTATGGGGGGACAATGAGTTTGCTCAGACCGTTGTTAAAATCGCGTGTCGTTGTTTTGAAAATCTCACCGACGTGCGGTATACTGATGAAGACGTGGCAAGAATGTCACAACAGCAGCAACGATAAGATAAGGCGGTATGATTATGGCATACATTAAGAGAGCCAAGCATTACAGTATTGTGCGCGGCATCACGCGCAGTGAAAACGGTGAACTCGTTGACACTGAGGTAGTCGTGAATGGCGCATGCCGTACGGCTTGCATGGCTATGAAAAAAGCCCGTAAAATCAACAAGGACATGCTACCTATGTCCGCCGAATATCATGCGCAGGAAACGCGCATGGATGAGGCAATCTATTGGGCTAATTGCGAATTTGGAGATGATACCATTATCGATTATCCGGGGCCGGTTAACGGCAACGTGGTTGAAGATGATATTATCCCCGAGGAAAATAATTAATAACCCCTATAAGGAAGGCAATACTAATGGCTGACAACGAACTGGACATAATGAACGGAAACAACTTTTCTGCAAACGGCTCTAACGCCGTATCCCACTTTTTCGATACTTCCTCTATGGACGGCAAGATGGCGCTGTACAACGCCATGCAAACCGCCGATAAGGTAGATGAACACCTCAATGAACCGTTGCACGTCACCAACGTGTTGGCACAGGCCATTGAAGTCGCCAATCAGGAGACTGGTGAAATCAATTCGTCTACACGCGTCGTTATTCACGCGGAAGAAGGCGACTTTGCCGCAGCCTCCCCCACGTTGGCGCACGCATTCGGCAATCTGTTCGCCATTTTCGGCACGCCGGACACATGGAACCAGCCACTTGTCCTCAAGGTGGTGGAAAAGAAGAGTCGCCGTGGCTATAAGTTCTTCGACCTTGAACTGGTGTCGGAAAAAAAGCGCAAGTAATACGATTGTCCGCACCGTATGATATCATAACAATGTCCCTATAGGGATGTTGCCGCCAAGCTCACCCCTCGCCGCTTTCCCATCTTTTGCGGCGAGGGGTGTTTCATACTCACAAGGAGATGGCTGTGGCAAAACGCAAAAAAAATAGCCAACGCGCCAACAATCTGAAACGCAACGCCGCAATCAGGTCAGCACAGGTTCGTCGGGAACGGGCAGTTAGGGATTACAGTACCGGACGCCTCCCAAAGCAAATCACCGAAACGTTTTTAGGAAACCTCAGCGCTCAACAGCTTGAACAGGTCGCACGGCGTCTTGGGCAGGAGTTTGGCGAGCAACAGCAAGCTTTGAGGGTGCGGGATAACGAGCCATATCAGGTTGTTCCCGATGTCCATGTCACGAAACTTGACCGTGAGATGGCTTCGCGTCCGCTGATTACCGACGCGGAAATCGCCGCCGCCCCGTCGAAACGTCGGAAAACACTGCGGCAGCAGCAGCGCCGCCGAGTCGAGGCACGGCAGAAAATCAAGCGTGCCCAACAGTTCGAGGCGCTGAGTATGGCTAGTTATACCGTGGGAGAAATGCGTGAAATGGAACGTGCGGGTGAATCTCCGTTCGACGTGCTGGGTACTCACACGGTCGGAGGTTCGGCGCGTGACGAACTCATGCGAAGCCGTGCGAACGTGTTCGGCACAGAACGTGGAATAAGCCATGCGCGTGCGATGATTCGAGAGGGAGGCCGCAAGAGGCTTGAGCGGGAAATGTTTCAATACGCCGGACTTGTAGGACGTGCGCCGTTACGTGCGGGAACTAGTCAGATTCCCAAGAATGAGGGTGTTTCGGATTTTGACAAGGCCGCGCAACAGCTCGAAGCGTTCGATTCCAGCGTAGCTCAAAAATTCGCTTCTTTGTCAAACCGACAAAAACGATGGTTGATGAACAACACGAATTTCAGCGTCGTAGTACGTGAGGCAACATGGTATAATGATAAGGCGCACAAATGGGAGACTAAAGCAGACGCGGGAGACGTAGAGACACGACTTGATGAATGGATGACCAGCGCAGCAAGACACTAAAAAAGGATGGGAATTATGCGAGAGCGTCGAACGGCGGCAACAGACGGCGCAACACTATTGACGGATGACGGTATAACGCCATTGACTGCGAATGCCGTCATTCGCCTTACGATGCTTGACCATCATACGCGCGTATGGTGCGCTCACGGATGGCAGGACATCAAACCTATAGCGGCTGAGTTATTGAGACGTCTCCCCCTGCAATCGAATCCAGCAAAGGATGGAGTCTGGGGTACTTTTAACATTCGTGGTCATTTCTACAGTTTCCGCGTGCGCATGGGCGGCATCACCGTGGATTTTCTGGACGTGCGCAACATCACACGAGATGACGGGCTGAGTGTCTCACGTGAAACGTTTGGCGGTGCGGATGACTTGGAAACCACATGGAACATCGCGCAGGAATGCGACGCACTGAATCTCAAGGGCACTACAATAGCGTCTATGGCGATGGGCGATTACATCGGGGGAGATTACGCAGGATTCAAACGTCACTTCCCTCCATTAGCCAAGGATGATTATCACCGAATGCGCCGCGCGTACTATGGGGCGATAGTGTATAGCAGGCCGGGTGAATATCGGGATTGCAGGAGCTGGGATGTGAACAGCCTCTATCCGAGTATCATGCGCGACTTTGCCATGCCGGTAGGCTCACCTATATGGTATGAAGGGAAATATCATTATGATGCTGATTGTCCGCTGCATATCGATGTTATCTCATTCGATGCGCGGCTGAAAACGGGGAAAACGGCGACGCTCACAAATATTCTACCAGTATGGGGGTACGATGGCGAACGGATGGATAGTACGCTAGGTGTCGTTACCATGCCGGTGACTGACGTGGATTGGCAAACCTTGACGGAAAACTATGATGTCCATGTGTGGGATTATATCGGCGGCTGGAAATTCCGTAAATCGCATGGGCTTTATTATGACTACGTTGATAAATGGTTTCACGTAAAACAAACCGAAACCGGCGAGCGTCGGCAAATGGCGAAACTATTACTGAACTCGTTGGTGGGAAAATTCGGGGCCTCGCTTTATCGGCCTATGCTGCACCCGAAGTCTTCTAGCGACGGCGGCGTGGATTTTACTGTGGACAAACCCGAGTCGGCCAACTCACTCGCATGGCTACCGACCGCCGCATATGTCAACGCCTACGGTCGGCAAATATTGTCCCGCGCGATGAACGCGAACGCCGACCGTGTGCTCTACGCCGACACCGACGGCATGATATTGGAGGGGTCGGATGCGCCAGCAGATATCGAAACGGACGACAAGAAACTGGGTGCGTGGAAAAATGACCACACCTATGAAAAACTTCGCATTCTCGGCAATCGCAAATATTGCGGCGTAGAGGGAGACGGCAGTACGGTGATGCGGTTGAGTGGCGTGCATCGAGCGGCCCCTATCCCCTACGATGATTTTCTGCCGAAGTCACGCCATGTCAATGATGACGGTTGTTTTTTTGTGCTATAATGACCGGTAGCGGGGTGTGCGTCCCAAGCTGATTCAATGGCCCGACCGGTAGGCAATCGGTAAGGCGATTCGGTCGGATGTAGACGTGCGTAGCCAACGCCCATTGACGGCGAGGGAACCCGCACAGCCTAGCAATTCCGGCACGGCAGCGTGATTGCTGCCGTGCCATCTACCTTAAGAGGTGATTATGGACGACACCGAAAATGATGACAAGCCGGACACCACGCCCGGCACCGAACCGGACGCGAACGCCGACGACAATACGCCGAATCCGGAGCCTGAAACGCAGGATGATAACGAACCCGACGACGCTGGCGACGACAAGAACGCCGACATGGCCGACCGTATCAGCGCATTGGAGGCGACCGTGGTGGAATTGTCCAAAACCGTCGAGGCGATGCGCGACGCCGCCGCCGACCACGTGTTGAACGATGGCCCAGACGACAATGCGACGCCGGAATCGGCTGAAATGACCGACGACGACTATAACGGCACCTATAGCACGTTCGATGACCTGTACGAAGACTAATAATTAGGAAGGAAAAGATATCATGGCAACCACTCCCGTGGTGACGCCGAAGCAGCAGCTTCGACCGCTCACCGAATTCAATAACGCTCAGATTCTCAATATGATTCGCAACGAAGCGTCGCCAGAGTACCAGAGGCGAATGCCCTCGGCCACTCAGATGAACATGGATAGGCAGATGGCTACGCTTATGTCGTCTACCCAGCTTAAGAACGAATTTTACTCGGCGCTGGTTAACCGTATCGGCGGCACCTACGTGAATACGTGGCGTTGGAACAATCCGCTCAGCGTTTTCCAGCGTGCATCGCAGGCGTATGGCGACACGTGGCAGGAAATCGCGGTGGGAATGCCGCTTGCGCAGGTCTATGACCCTAATGCGGAATATCTCGGCGCGGATAATTTCCGCAAGTGGAAAATCGACGTTGATTCGCTCTATCACCGTCTGGACTTCGCCCACTGGTATCCTGCTACCACGGATGACAAGACGCTTCAGCGTGCGTTCACTTCCGAAAACGGTTTGGCTTCGCTCACTTCGCAGATTCTCACATCCTGCTATAACGCGGCTGAAGTCGACCTTTTCGAGGCTCTGTGCCATCAGTTCGTCGAATATGCGAAACTCGGCGGATATTGGCGCGTCCATATGAACAATGACCTGAACAACATGGGCAGTTCGGAAACCGACGCGCGTGACATGTTGCGCCAGATTCGCGCGTGGGCCGATACGCTTAAATTCGTTTCCACCAAGTACAACGCCCGTCACATGCCGACCTTCGCACGTCCGGACGAACTCGTACTGTTCTGCTCCCCCGAAGTCAAGTCGGCGCTTGACGTGCAGGGCCTCGCCACGGTATTCCAGCGTACGGACGCCGAACCGACCATCGACCGGATTATCGTCATTCCACAGGACCGGTTCGGCATGAATGGCGTACAGGCCATTCTCACCACCGACAAATTCCTGATTGACATTCCGGTCATTAACGAGATGACCCAGCAGACCAATCCGGTCAACATCAATTCAGTTAACCATTATCTGCACGTCCAGCACATCATCTCAGTGTCCGGCTTCGCCCCGGCTGTGATGTTCTGGACGGGTGTCGGGTCTACCGCCAACGTGGTGGCCCCCACCGGCACGCAGGCCGAGACTCCGACATTCCAACTCAAGCTCGCCATGTATGGCGGCGGCTCGGAAACCCCGAGCGATGTGGCGCGTGGTGGCGCGGTGCAGGTCACTGCCGACACGACTATCACTAACGACGGTTCCGCAACGTTCCGCTCGAACGCGGTTGAATATCGCATTGGCGACACCGCCAAGCCGAAGAGCGATTATACGTATATCTCGCCTACCGGAGTGCTGGTGGTCGGCCTTGACGAACCGAACACCACCATCCCGATTACCGCAACCGCCCTATATACGAATCCGACTACGCCGGAAGTGCCGGGCACCGTCTCGGCGGCTCTGGACGTGCCAGTGGTCGGTGATGGCGTTATCGGATTCAACCCGTCCATCATTGCATCCATTGCCGTGACCGTACCGAACGTGACTGTTGCCCATACGGCACAGGCGACCGCCGTGGCGACCATGATTGACGGGCGAACCGCCGACGTGACCGCACAGGCCGCTTGGACGTCCGGCACTCCGGAGAACGCCACCGTATCCGAATCGGGTGTGGTGACTGGCGTCAAGGTAGGCAGCTCTGATATCACCGCCACACTGTTCGGCGTGTCCGGTAAGAAGAGCGTGACCGTGACCGCGTGATATAATGGGAGGGTAGCCGGTTGGCTACTCTCTCTCACGGTGTGATGCAGGACAAGGCCCGGAGCGTAATCTACGTGAGCGCTCCGGGCCTTGCCATACCGGAGGATAACAATGATTGACGACGCGAACCCTTATGTGGAGTCGAATTTTTCGTGGGCGGAATGGACGCCAAACACGACATTGAAACTCTGCCGAGTGCCGTGGGATGCTTCATACCGTGATATTGTGCGGTTTGCTTCACGCGAAACTCAGCAGGAATGGTTTGACAGACTGGATGGCATGGAATGCCGCCCGGCCACCATGCATATTTTCAACGCGCCAGCCCGCGTCGAACTGCCGTTTAACGAGGCGTCGAACTGGAATTATCTCGTAGCCTATAACGACTACCCCGGTTTGGAAGGGCCACGCGCATGGTATTACTTCATCCAGCGCGTCGAATACGTCAACGCCCATTGCACACAACTAGTCTTGATGCTGGACGTATGGCAGAGTTTCCAGCACGACATCACATTCGGCAGCTGCTATGTGACGCGCGGCCATATCGGCGTCGCCAACGAACGCCAGTGGACTGACTACGGGCGCACCTATCTGGCGCTCCCGGAAGGTTTGGATACCGGCAGTGAGATGGTCACGACGTCGCAGGAATACCAGAGCATCATCGAAGGCCAGCATTATGACATAGACGGCGGCGGCGTCGATTGGGTCGATTATGGCCTGATTGTGGTCAGCACGACGAATCTCACCGATGACCCCGGCAGCACTTCTAAACCAAAGCTCACCACCGCAACCGGGGCCATCTTCGAGCAGGAGACGGACGGCTGTTCCGTCTACTATTGCGAGAACCGAATGGCATATGTCGCCAACATCATGGCCCTTGGCACGCTGTTTCCGTGGATAACGCAAGGTATTTGCTCCGTCTACATGGTGCCGAAAATTCCACAGGATTACGTGAGCCGATATGGACATAGGGTTACGGAGATTTACGGGCAGGCAGTGTCAGAGGAATATGGCAACATTTATTCTTTTAATTCCTCCCTCGATTCGGATTTACGTTACGAAGATGTTATGTCCGTTGCGAACTTTCGTAATAAATTCAACATCCCCGCCCGATACCGGAATCTACGCAAGCTCTATTGCTATCCGTTCTGCGTTGTCGAATGTAGCTGTTTGAACGGCACGGTCATTACCTACCGACCGGAAGACATTCAATCCGACACGCTCACCGTCCGAGAAACCTATACTTACGCACCGTCCGGCGCAAGAATCAATTTCTACATTCCCGGATACAATGAGGCCGGAGCGAGTACTACGGTTCCGCTGCGCATTGATGGCAAAGACATGGGTCTGCCCATCGACGGCGGCGAAATGCTCAACGCAAGTTTCGGCATCACCAATCTGCCCCATTTTTCCGTGGTCAACAATGGTGGCGCACTGGCTATGGCAAACAGCGCGTACACCCGCGCCTACGCGCAGGAATCAGCCCAATGGACTAGACAGAAGGCTTTGACTTCGGCAAACGTAGCCAACTCCAATGCCGCACTACAGCGCGAATACGCCACACGGCAAACCAACTGGGCAAACGAGAACAGGACGGCAACCAATGCCATCACAGCAAACTCGCTAAACCAGTCTCTTGCCATTGGACAGAATCAAACCAGTCAGATGGCTAACCTCCAAGTGGAGCAGAATATCAAGAGCAACAATCTCAATGGTATGGCTGGCATCATTGGCGGAGGACTGAACGCCGTCGCATCCCGCAGCCCATTGGGTGCAGTGAATGCGGTTGGCGGCGCGTTCCTCGGCTCCGCACAGACGGACATAGCCAATTACGGCATCAATTCGTCGGCGGCTGTCTCCAATTCCACGGCGGCGGCGAATACTGCCAACCAGCTTGCCACCAATGCGGCGGCCACATCGCAGGCCAACGCCTACGCAAGCGGAGCAACCGGATTAAGCAATCAGCTCAGCGCCATCACCTCGCAAGCCAATTACGGACTGGCTTCATACGCGGCGCAAGGCGACTACCAGAACGCCATCGCCGGAATCAACGCTCAGGTACAGCAGATGCAACTGACTCCGCCGACAACCTCCGGAGCGCTCGGCGGTGACATGTTCAACCTATCGAACGGCATAATGGGCGTGCTGGTGAGGTTTAAGACGTGTGCGCCGAGCGCGTTAAGGGCCGCAGGTGAGTACATGTTGCGCTATGGATATTTTGTGCAACGATTCTTGACACCCCCCGCCTCGCTGGAATGCATGGATAAATTCACATTCTGGCAGATGCAGGAAGCGTATGTGAGGGGCACGCTGCCGGAGGAATACCGACTGACCATCAAGGGCATGTTCGAGCGTGGCGTGACGGTTTGGAACAAGCCGGAGTATATCGGTGTGACCGATTGGGCGGATAATGAGCCACTGCCGGGAATCGGTTACGAGTGATATAATGGCGATATGAGTAGGTCTAAAAAGAATCGGGTTGGCGGCGCGTTGCACCCACGCGGCAATTACGCGAAAACACGCGCTGCCACACTCGATGACATGTATCTTCATTTGCTGATGGAACTCGCGTTGAATCGTTTCAGTTGGCGCGGATTGCCGCCAACCGTGGACGAACGTTGGCTGGAAATATGCCTGTGCGAATACGGTTGCGCATTGTTTTTCGAGGACAGGCGTATCGGCAGGTTTCTGGTGACGCAGGCCGGTTATCAAGGTCGGTTGAACGTGTATAACAATCCCACCATGTTCGAGCCGGTAGGCGTCAACTACCATTACCGGCAGCTCAAGGCCGGTTCGGAATGCATTCCCATTTGGGATAATCGGATGCGCGTTGGATTCAAGCCGACATTATGGCAGTACGCGAGACGCCTTGCCGATATCGACAAGGCGTATGATGTGAATTTGGAAAGCCTGAAACTGCCGACCATCATCACAGCCGACCCCCGCACCAAACTCACTGTGCAGAATATGCTCCAGCAACGGCAGGATGGACAGGACTATATCATCGGGTACGATTCGCTCGACCCCGGTAGCATGTTCCAACCGTGGCCGAACACGACGCCCTACTTGTTGGATAAGTTCGTCCAGCAAAAAGCGCAGGTGACTAACGAGGTGCTGGGATATCTCGGCATTCAGTCGTCCGGCACGGAGAAAAAGGAACGGCTGATATCCGACGAGGTGGCGCAAGCCAATGAGAAAGTAGACGTGTTCCGATTGAGCTTCCTCAAGGCGCGGCAGGCTGCGGCGACTGAGATTAACCGATTGTGGCCGCAACTGAACGTGTGGGTAGAGTACGCCGACGCGCAAAGCTCCGGCGTGCCGAACGCGCTTGACTCCAGCGCAGGCGGTACGACGGATATCGACATGCCCGCATCATACGACGCGGGTATTGGAGGTGTGTTGTGACACAGGATTTCAGCGCCTACGCTATGGAGACTCCCGGCGAGTACACCGAAACTCTCGGTAATCTTATTGCATTTGGATACGATACGGACAACAGACTGCATCTGTCAGCTGACTATTATCCGATGTACGACGAAAATCATCGGGCGGAATTGAACGAGAAAATCATCCGTCATTATGCGCTGAGGGAGATTGGTCAGGAAACCGCCCAACAATTCATTTTCTATCTGGGCATGACCATGGCGGAAATCATGCCCTATTTCAATGAGCGTTACCGAACGCTGGACATGGAATACAATCCGTTGGATTCCATGGACATGACGACGGATAGCGAGAGCGGCAGCGAATCCCAGTCGTCCGGCAAGGCGTCCAGTACGCAGGATTCAACCAGCTCCAGCAACAGCAAGTCGGATAATTCCAGCACCACCACATCCAAAAGCTTCGATAGTGACGTGCCTCAGACCGGCGTTGTGGGCGACTTCACACGCTACGCCTCCCACGCGAACGAATCACAGGCGGACAGCTCCGGCACCGCGTCCAGCTCACAGGATTCAGCCAGCCACACCACGGCGCACAGCGCGACCGACTATCAGCATGATTCGAGTAACGCCAAGGGCAAGAGTCATGTAACCGGACGCAGCCAGTCGGCTATGAGTCTGATTCAGGAGTACCGGCAGGCGATTATCAATGTGGACATGGAAGTTGTGCGGAGCCTTGAACCGTGTTTCATGCAGGTATGGGGTTCGTATGATACAATATTCACTAACTGCCATAACTATGGAGAATGGGAGTAATTATGAGTGCCATTAATGCACTGATTCCACGGCAACGCTTGTTCGACGGGATACCTACATCCGTACCGTTCACCTATAGGGACGGATTGACCACATTACAATTGATTGAATGCCTGCGCCACAATCTCGATACTCTCCAGTGCGACCTGAGCAAGCTGGAAGACGCCACTACCGACCTCGCGGCATCCGTGGACAAGACACTTGCGGATACCGTAGCCCAGCTCAACAAGAATATGGCCGACTTGCGTGCGGAAATGCTGGCCTTGATTCACGAAATGGAACAGCAGGGTACGGCGACGTCGCCGGTCTACGGCATTACGCAACCGCTCGGGCAAGTGCTGGGCGGCATGTACGACAATTCGCGCATGCATGGGCTGTTCTTCGGTGATTATGACGACATGCAACTAACCGCGCAGGAATACGATGGACTGACCCTTGGAGCGCGTGAATATGATTTGCGCGCCACCGCTGTGGATAATTGCGTTCCCGGCGACTTCCCGGGCCGCTCACAATTCCCCTACGGCAGGAGCATGCCCGAGAATCCACCCGTTGACATGGCGTTTATCACGCAATCAGAAGCAGATGCACGCTATGTCGAACGCAATCCAACCGCAGACAATTTCGATAGGAAAGGATAACTACCATGACTGCAACCAACAAGACTAAGAATTACCAACTCAGCCAGTTCGTCGGCTCCGACCGCCCTACGTGGCTCGGGGACTACAACAGTGATATGTCGAAAATCGACACGCAGCTGAAGCAGAACGCGGCCGACATCGCATCAGCAGCCGCCGGTGGCCTTACCTCGGTAAACCATACCGCCGACCTCACCGGTAACGGTACGTCCGGCTCACCGCTGGGCGTGGCGAGCACCATCGCCAAGAAAACCGATATCCCGGACGTGAGCAGATTCGCCACCACCTCCGCCCTCACCTCGGGGCTTGCGAGTAAGGTCGATAAAACCGCTTCGCAGCCCGGCACGCTCGGATTGACGGCGACCGAACTCGATTCGATGTACAAGGATGCGAACGGCATCGTTCGCGTTGGTAGCACTAAAGCCTAAAAAAAGAGGAGAATAACAATGTCTACTACACAGCATACCGGACACTACAATCTGCCGACATTTGGAGACAATCCGAATGATAGGCCGTCGTGGCGTGGCGATTTCACCGACGCCATGACGAAAATCGATAATCAGATGTACGCCAACGCCACCAACATCACCACGACGACGGCAGCGGCGAACAACGCGAAGACGGCGGCGGATGCTGCGAAAAAGTCTGCCGACACCGCGTCGGAGCTTGCGCAGACTAATAAGGCCGGTATTGCCAAGCTGGACGGCTATTTCGCCAAGCTTGGCGTCACTTCCGCAGTCACGGCGCAGAACCTACTGACCACCATCAACGGCAAGGCCGACGCCAGTGCTCTTGCAGGTAAGGCGAACGCCAACGACGTGTACACCAAAACTCAGGCGGATGGCCGATATTTGCAGCTTGGCGGGTATTCCGGCACGGCGGCAAATATCAATTCCACCGCCACCACGGCGAACAATAACGCCAATACCGCGAAAAGCACGGCGGCTACCGCGCAGAACACGGCGAACGCGGTTGCGGCAGTCACCACCGACCTTACCGAATTGGTGTGGATTGGCGATAGCTATTCGACCGGATATCAGCCATCCGGCAGCATTCCGGAAAATCACCGTATCCCGCAGCGTGTGGCGGCATACCTTGGGTTGAACCTGCATCTGTATGCAAACAATGCGTCCGGCTTTGTGAAAAAGGGGGATGGCGGCAAGACATTCCAGACCCTTGCCAACGAAGCCATCGCCGGACTGTCCGAAGACGTCAAGAGGAAGACTAAGTATGTCGTGGTGTGCGGCGGACGCAATGATACCGGCATTGTCCAGACGGCGGCGACTACATGTTTCGATACGCTTGCCGGAACGGAAAGGGCTAACCGTCCATTCCCGAATGCGTCCTTCCACATGATTTTCCTCTGGGATAACGCCATAATCCCGTGGAATAACGCGCAGGCCATGACCAGCATCGAATACGCATGCCACGCCAATGGTTTCGTGTGGCACCCATGGATGTGGACCCTAGGAATGGGCCACCCCGATTGGTTCTACAACGGCACCGATATTCACTATGACGACAACGGGCAGAACAGTATCGCCAAGGCTTGCACGTGGGCAATCGCCGGATACGGGGAGCCGTGCGGAGAAGCTGCCGGTGAGGTTGCCATGAAGGGCGGATGTTCCGGCAAGGTGTATTGGCGGTTTGCTGGCGGCGTGGTGACGCTTACCGCGAAATTCTCCGCCAGCAACGCGAATGGCACCATTGCCACACTGCCGCGATTCATCGCATTGGGCGATAACTTCGTAATGATTCTCGCGAACGCTGGCGATAAAATGGCTTATGCCCACTTGGACGGCGGGGACCTCTGGATTACCGGACTGGTCGGCGGTGGCGCGTTGTCCGGCAATTGCTGGATTACGCCCCAGTCGTTCATTCCCATCTGCGGCAACTGACGACTGTTTTTCACGCGAAACATAGACCAATACCCCACGGCCCATGCCGTGGGGTATACTAGTATCATGCCGACATTAGATGAATGGTTTACGCAGACCGAAAACCGGTACTGGGATATGGACGGGGCTTACGGCGCACAATGTTGGGACCTGTGGGCCAAGTACAGTATGGACATGTATGGTCTGAGCGTACAGGACTGCATCACCCCCACCGGCTATGCCGAGGGGTGTTATACGCGGTTCCCTTACACCACCGCACTCGGCAACGTGTACGAGAAAATGGACACCAATTATACGCCGATTAAGGGTGACGTGGTGTTTTGGACGTATGGTAGCCAGATTTACACCGGCTCTCATGTCGCAATCGTTTGGGGCGGCATCACGGGTGATAATATCGACGTCCTGACGCAAAACCCCACTCCGGCTGTTCATCAAGCCTTGCCGCTTCTGAAGGGTTCTCAGTTGCTCGGCTATCTGCATCCCAAGATTTTGCAGCCAGGCGGCACGACGCCGGACAATCCGAACGGCGGCAACCCCACAGGTGGGGATAATCAAGGTTCGGACGTGCCGGGCGGCTCCTCCTCATGGATACAACAACAGGGCGATAATTTGATATATCATTACGGTTCTGGCAGTGGTGGAATGTCGGCGTTGTTCGTCAAGGCCACCGCGCAGAATTGGATATATCGCGGCGCGTCCGGCACGGGTGCGCCAGATGGGGACGGTGGGCAATCATCCCCCAGCGTGGGCGATGGCGAGTCAGGCTATGCGCTTTATGTGGTGGGCACGGTTGAATCATCGTTGCAATGGGATGCGGTGGAACCTAACCGTCAAGGCATCGGCATCGCACAATGGAGTTTCGGACGCCGTCTGCAAGTATTGAACGCAATGAAAACGGTTGACGCCGATGGATATAGAACGTTCGCCGCCGCCGCCCCAGACATTGCCGCGCTTATGGAATCAGGCGGCACGTTTGATAGAGCGATGACCGGCGGCGAGGTTGCGGCGTTCCAAACGTGGGCGCGACGCACTCAATCCCGTCCGGGACAACGCGCCCAGTTCGCCACGGATTACGAAGGATATCCGCAAAAATACGACGACGCGAAAATGCAAATCCTGTGGGTCTGCGCATATCATCAATCGCCAGCAGGTGCGTTGAACATACCGACCGCTGCCACGCTTGCGGGATTGCGTGACAACATTCTTGCCACGTCGCCGTTCGGCCCGTATGGCACGCGATATCAGACCGCCTATAGCTTGCTGAACGTCTGGGATGGAAAGAGTGCGCCGCCGAACTTCTGATAGGCATGCTATACTGGACGCATGGATGACGTCAACGTGCTTAACGAGAATGATTATTATGACTATGGTAGGGTATTGTCCTATCATAGCCCTTGGATGTTCGTAATCGGAGCACGCGGCCTCGGCAAGACTTATGGTGCTAAAAAATTGGTTATCGGTGACTGGATTAAAAAAAGATGGCAATTCATCTACCTACGCCGGACAGCCGAGGAACAGAAGAATAAAGGCACGTGGTTTGCGGATATCGCGGAGCAATATTCGGAACTAGAGTTTAGAGTGTCCGGAAATCAGGCCGAATGTCACTGGCTGGATGACAGGGACGCCGTAGCCGACAAGCATGGCAAGAAACGCCCGACATGGCACATCATGGGGTATTTTATCGCCCTATCGCAGGCCGGACAGGTGAAATCAGTCGCCTACCCCAAAGTACGCACCATTATCTTCGACGAAATATTTCCCGATAACATGCGATACCTTGGCGGAGAGGTCACGGCGCTTGAAGAATTTTACAACACGGTAGACCGTTGGAATGACAGGGTTCGCGTTGTCATGTGCAGCAACGCCGTGACCCTCGCCAATCCGTATTTTTCAGCGTTCAATATCAACCTGAAACCGCAGTTGGATAATCGCGTGCAATATCAGCGATATTGCGACGGGTTTATCATGGTGGAATTAGCTGATTACGGCGGATTCAGCGCCAAGGTTGCCACATCCAAATTCGGACAGTTTTTACGCAGATACGACGAAAATTATGCGAATTATGCAATCAATAACGATTTTAGAGATAATGCCAATGCTCTCATTAGTGATTTTAATAACGCCGGTTATGCATTCACGTT